CGTTTCTTCTCCTTTCTGGATACGAAGATTCATAAAGTCTGTCATTTGTTCCCAATCGGTAGGGCCGATGAATAATGATTCTATGAAACGCCCTTTCACGGGTGCACCAATGGCGGTATCCTTAATGCGTTCCAAATATGATAAAGCCTCGTTGTAAGTCATAGAGCAAAGATAGTGAAAAAGAGTTGTCCAAAAGTCAGTTCATTGTCTTTGGGCAACTCTTTTAATTTATGAACCGTTATTCTAATTTTGATTTATTCTTTATAAACTTGAGACACTTCTTTATAACCGTCTAAAATAAAATTTAATATATCATATAATAGAAACCCTCTACGATTAAAGTCCAAAGGGTAATTTAAGCTAAACTTCATTCTATATCTATATTCGATGTGAAACTAAGACCATTAGCACGATTATGGAAATAGTGTAAGGATTTATCTGTAACGATTCTACCCAACGATGTTTCCAAAATTATATACTCCCAATTTTCATTATAGGAGTCTTGTGGAATAGTGCTACTGAGTTGTCGTATTATCCTTACATTGTCGCCATCGCTAACAACAATAGGGCTTTCACCTGAGTATATCAAACCATTAGCGTATCCCTTATCGGCTGGTCCGTATTCATATTGGTCTATGTGATAAAAAGCCTGATTTATAAAAGGTGCACCAGTAACAGTAAAGTGAAGGTAGTAATCATACCATGCCGAGCCAGGAATAACAACATCTTTCCCTGTTTCAGGGTCGTAAGATGTAGCAGGATAAGGACCTCGGAATACTTCGTAATTGGTAAACTCTACAGACGCCGGTTGGTCATATACTAACACATATTCTTCAGAAGGGCTATACTCATATTCTGGTAATCCGTTTTGTACATCTATAATATTACGGCGAAACCATGTACCAAGTTGTATACGTTTTTTGGCTATGTGGTTAGTATAATCGAAAAGATCCATTTCATTTACGCTGTATTTTGTATAAATTTCCTGAACGAAAGCAGAAGCACCTTGTGGAGCCGTATAACAAGAACGATAACCATTTTCCTCCAAATACACTCCCCATTCTTGTATATCTTCTGAATTATTCATTGTTGCAGTTACATTACCATGAAAGTAAATTTGGTCAAGTGTAGAACCTTCGGGAATTATATTAACATCGGTAATACCTGATTTAAATGTATTATAATATATCGTTTTCCCATATCGAATAAAAGGAAGCGAATGTCCCTCTTTATCAACTTGTGAGGAGCGAATATAGGGTCGGAAATAATACGATTTATCTGTGCTAAGGAGAAAATCGAAATTTTCAAATTGTTGCTGTAATCCACCTCCTATTTCCTTTTGAATAAGGCGTTCATCCGATTTGTAATGACAATAATCCAAACGTGGTTCAGGCAAAATTTGTGGACCTTCAAGTACAATCACACCCACATATACATCATGTTTTCCAGCATCAAGATAAAAATCAGGAATGCTTTCAATGCCAGATATTTCAACCATAGCTTGTAATGTACAATGTTGGTTAGAATGAGTTTTTTGTTCGATTTGGTAGATATCAGGATTGGCCTCACCGTAAATTCGACTAATGTAATGTGGTATTTCAAAATAACGTTCATTCAAGGCATTGATAGTGATAATGATGCCAGGTATTGTAGGAATAAATTTTCCAAATCCCATCATTGTAACATTTGTAAGGAAAGCACTTATATCGTGTTCAGCAAGGTTTTGTATTAAGTCGAGAAAGTCTGGTATCGAAAGTATGTTGGCTATACTACCAGCCGCTTGTGTGGGACGAGAAGTAATCACTACACGATTTGTTATGTCTTGTTTGATGGGAGACTGCAAACGCTCAAGGGGGGACTTCTTTGCTGATTCTACCGAGGCTAACTTTTGATTTTCTGTATCTACCCAATAAAGTTTCGAATCTAACTGTACAGCCAAAGGTTTGTAATCCCAATTAAAAACAAAACATATAGCTTGTTGTTCAGTCTGTTCGTTTTTATTAATATAAGCATATTGTAGGCCACAAAGCGAATCTGTTTCATAAGTAATATAATAACCAGAGCCATCAGTGTAACCTTCATCCCAACCTTTAAGTTGATTTTCAGAGAGCTCATACCATGTGTTTTCTGCATCTGTCGGTTGTTCTATAGGCGAATCTTCACTGGAACAGGAATACAGCCAAATAAAAACAAGACTAAAAAGACAAAAATTAATCGTTTTCATATCTACAATATAAACTTATTTCCAAAGTAAGACTCAAAATTAAAATAATTTTATAGACGATTCATTGAATGTAAAAACAATATCTGTTTTTTAGCATAAAAAACAAACAACATGACTTATCCTGTTCCATCAATAAATTCCTTCAACCGGTAAAGCCGGATAATAGCCGGATTATAAAACGCATCCGGATAATGCTGCTTGATGTCGTTAATGTTCGCCCGAACATACAAAGATGTGTCGTAGATATGCTCAGATTCACTCAATACTACCTCTTTCGGTAACTGTGCTGTTTCCGCCCAGTGCATGATTGCCTGTACTGAGGCTTCGTCAAATTGGTATTCTTCTTGTGCCATAATAATAGTATCCTTCAACTAAAATTTTAATTGACGAACGCAATTTCTATAAATCTTCTCCGTTTGCACGGTTATATTCATTATCGTAAAATATTGTAATATAATATTCCCCACAGTAATCTGACACCGTAAACCAAACAGGTTTCTTTACACATTGCTCTATTACATAGTCCGTAGAAAGCTTTACAATATCTTTCTGTAAATCTTCTGTTGGATTTGCTAATTGCTCATCTGTATATTCAGATGATAGAATTGACCTAAAATTATTTGCTATAGCAATAGAATCTGTTATAACAGGCTTTTGATAAAATACAGCTTCATATCGCTTCTTATTAACCATTATTTCATAGTCAATGTCTTCTTCGTCAGGTATAGTACAATCTTTCACCGACAAGTATTTGGCGTTATTTGAAAATTGCTCACATAATCTATTAAATCTTATTCTAATATCAGTTCCGTTTACAGTGTGAGCATCACAAACCACAATACGACAAACTTTATTGTTATTCGTCGTTACAAAAACATTGACATTTCCCCCATTGAACTCTCCCAATAAAGCTTCACTTGTTGGATCATCCCTAAAGCCTTTTGCTTTAAGTTTTTTTATCATTTCAGATTTACTTCCATCCACGGGAATACCAAGAAATTGGGTTACGTCTTTCTGCGCATATAATGACACTGAAAATATGAGCAGCAATGTAGCTAATACACTCTTCATACTTATTAGATTTTTAAAGTTACTCCACAAAAATACAAAGCCAAGGGAGAATTATCAAATAAAAAGTGAATAAAAAAACGACGGAAACCGGGGCACTTCATGTACAATAAATCTGGATTCTTCCTGAAATCTGAATATAAAAGGAAAGGCAGCTTATTGGGCTGCTTTACCCATCAAAACCTTACGATGTAAGAACGATGAACACCTATTACCTAATCCCACCAAGAAAACAACTTGTAAGTTCTGATTTTATTATATAGATACCATGCCTTATATCTTCTTAATTCCTCTTTATGAATAATTTCAATATCATAATCATCTGTTGGGAATTTGAATAGACAGAACCTTGATGCATTTTTAGTGTTAATGTACAAATTCCTACAAGCTATTACATGTGGACTTTCTACCATTTCATACATACCGTCATCTCTACGCATAGTCTTCATTTCTGAAAACTCTAACAGTAAATCATCCTTTTCGAGTACAATATCCAATAGATTGATACAAAGTCGCAAATCTCTTGCCACTATAGGCATCTTATCTGAACGTGTACACTTTTTAAAGTATTCATGCATTTCCATTATTTTCTTGCGTTCTATTTCCAACAAAAACACATAATCCCAATCAAAGTCCTTTTCCAAGAGCCTGCACCATGAATTGACCTTTGCACGTCTATAGTTGGATTCAGTTCTATTTCTTCTCTGTTTCATATTATAGTACTGTTTATTGTTCTTGCTTTCAGATAATCATATTTGAGCTTGTATTAACTTAGATATAAAAAAGTAGGACAGGAATGTTTTTAACTAATTTTTTCTTAAGAAAAAGCCCCGACCGAAGCCGAGGCGATATATCTTTAGGATTTCTAATCTATTAAAGAACCATAATCATTAAAATATTTTCTTATACGTTCAATTTGAGATTTTTTTATATTCTGAAAACGCAATGCTTGTTTTGTTGTATCTAAGCCAAATAAATCAATCAAACTACCAAAAGAAGTATTCATAAACATTGTTGGAAAAGAGTCAACATCTTCCATATCTATGGATACAGTCTGATTACTGTTCATAGCATCCTTTATTATACTAAACAGCATCGCTCCTCCGTCCGGATAGCTTCTTCCGTTTAATACATCTTTTATTTTAACTGTTACCATAAGTATTGTATTATAAATAAACATCCCCTTCAATTTCTTCATCTTTTTCAAATGAATCAATCGAAATATCAAAGTAAATCAATGTTCCTCTAAAATCAAAATCTAAAGAATAGGTTTTGATGTTATTTTTATTTTCTTGGCAAAATAACAAAGCGCAATTGCTAACTATTCTCATCATTCCACCATTTTTTAGATTAGATAATACATTATCCAATCCAAAACCCATATTGTGCTTATTGGTTTTAGCAGAAACTCCAACATCTAATGATTTTCTTAAAGCCAATTCGTCACTTTCAATTTCTGGTATAGCAGCTCTAAGAGTTGTTGGTATTCCCAAGCCCAAATCACACGCAGCAAAATGTATCTTCCCTTCTTCTTCATCATAGTTGATGTATGAAAACGCAATACCATTAGATTTTGAATGATCTGCAACATTTGCATATATCTCATCTAAAGAATTTTGAAAACCTGAAATATCCAACCCTTTAAAATATGTTCTTTGCAAATATTCTGTAATTACAATACTATACTCTTTAGCTCTGTTATCTACAATTTTCCATAAATTTAAATTAGATTTATCCTTTTCCTTAACATATGCAGAATCAGTATTGTTTATGTATTTATCCATTTTAACTTCACCAAAAATAAACTCGGTTAATTCTAAATCATCCGCTTCAAATGCAACAACATAACCATATCTTTCAATATATTCGATGAGACAAGAAAGCAGTACAATATGAAAAGGAGTAAAATCATTTTTTTTAATGGCACTCTGAATATGTATATCTATTTCCTGTCTTTTCCCTGTTCTATTAGGTTGTAAAAGGCGAACTATAGAATTCACACTTTTAATCCAATATCGTCTATCTTTTTTATTGAAGATGATTCTCCGCATTATTCAGTGCTTACATTATATTAATCAATTACTCTGCAATGTTTAATGGCTACAAAGATATACTATTCTAATTATAATAACGTACTTACCCCAACATTTTTCAAGCTTTATATAAAATTACCACTGCCATAAATCATAACTCACCCCAACCCCTACATAAAAACCACCCGAATACCCATACCCAGCCTGTAACCCAAATCCCCAACGTTTCTTTTTCGACTTGATGGTGACCGGATGATAGACGTCATTCGTTTCCACTTGATAAACGGTCCTCGGATACACAGTCATACTATCCAACCGCGGGTCTACATATCCGCTCACCACCGCACGGTACAAGCTATCTTCATACACAACCCGTTTGCGATGAAGTAAAGTATCACCTATACGTACTGTGTCATTCGGCAATATCTGCCAAAAGACCGCTATCGGTGCGGAGATAAGAACCGTGTCAAGCTCGACAACCGTCTGTATCTTCGTCTCGGTACGGATTTCTGCCGGCAAAGGCTCGTGCGGACGGAACCACGCCGCCACACAAGCGATTGCCAGCAATACAACCAATAGCCAGGGTAGTTTTTTCATAACCTCAACAAATAATGATTTACAACCATACCTGCACATATTGCGGCAACTCCATACAGCAAGTCTGCTTTGTTCCACTTGCCGTTATAGTAGTGGCAACGGTCGCTGTTCTCCTTAATGAAGAGCATCAGCAGTGCAGTGCTGCCACCGAATACTATGGCGGTGGATAGATAGACCACCGCACCTAAGATGTTATTTCTCATATCTTATCCCAGTTTTGTTTTAACCAGTTTATTTCTTCTTCGGTAAAGCTGCGGTCGGCGATGATGATGGCACCGTGACAGCCGATAAAAGCAGGACGTTCAGAAGGACGTAATTTCCCAATATACAACTCTGCATTATCTTTACCATTAACAATGTAATCAAGTTTCACTATTCCATTATATGAATTTGTTATTTGATAGGTTATACCGTCTTTAAATTGCTCTACATTGTTCACACGACCAAAACTATAAGTTGTATCTTCATTATATTCATTATAAAATTCAAATCCAAAAGCTCCAGTTCCACTCGTAGTAATTTTAGACAAGAAACAAGCTCTATTTTGTCTCTCAAACCACGTCCTCTCCGCCATCACCGTGTAATCCGTTAATATAGGGAAGCCGTAGCACACTGCGTACATCTTGCCATCGTAGCATAGCTGGTCGGGGCAGTCGGGGATTTCTGTAACTCGAATATATTCGTTATCTCTAAGTGCACCTTCAAATATAACTTCTGAGACATCAGCCAAATCGTCTTGAGCTGGAATAATATTTTCACCATTATGAAGTCTGACAGATGTAACAATATCGTTATTAGCCTTTCTGTAACGAATATAATAAAGATTAGAAGTATTATTAGTTTCAAACAATAACTTACATTCTTTATTATTCCAATAGCCTATACTAATACGAGCTAAATAAGTACCGCCTGTACCTTCCCTAAAAAGTTCAAAACCATTCGCAGAAACAGTAGTAACACCTCTTACATTGCTAAAGTCTTGCTGATACACTCCCATCCCGCTATTCAGCTTACCCTTACCACCATACAAATAGGCGTGGTTGCCGTTGCCGCTAAAGTCTTTTAGAATAGAAGTGGGTAACTGGGTGATGGTGATATTACATTCACCGATAAAATCTATCCAAATACAATAAGCTTTATGATTGTCTTCCCAATTAATATCATAAATACCATCTTTATCAACTATAAGTGCTCTATATGGAGATGTATCATCACCAAATATAACTTTTTGATTATTTATTAATCCTGTTATACGAACTTTGAAATTATAAGGTTTAATGTTCGTATATATCAATGCACTTCTAACAAGAACTTCGGTAACGGTTAGAGCTTTAGAAGTAAGATTTCCTACATATTTTTCTGTTTTATTATTCCATGGATTTTTACTAAAGTCTTCCACATACGCCTCTATCACATCGAAATTCGTCATACCCTGCTTCTTCGGGTCATACCAAGCCTTGATGTGCTCTTTCATACCAGCGGGCCAGATAAGTCCCTTTTTACCAATACTACCCGGAGCACCTATACCGGGCAGGCATATCCCGCCAATGTTTATTGACGGAATACGCACATGAGGAATAGTAATTGCTTCCATAATTACTCACTCATTAGGATTTTACCTGAAGCCGGTTTAGTGTTTGCACTTATCTTGATGTACATGCCGGGAATGATACCACGAACAGGCACATTGATTACGTCAGTTTTTGTATTACCGCTAAAATAGGCAATATTGTAATCAGCACCGTCCATGCTATGCAGGATGTAAAAATCATTTTTGGATGCTATGAATTTCAATTGCAATCCAAAATCTCCGGTCACCTGTACCGGGTCACTCACATGGCGGATAACTCCGGCTTCTTCCACTTGCTTAAAAACTAATTCGGTCAACATAATATCTCATTTTAAAGTTTCAATACCTGATTTCTATTCTTACCGTCCGCCCGATAACTTACATGTACCCAGGCAAAATTACTCTCGTCAATTAACTGGTCGAAAGGAAGGTTCTTGCGGATATGTTCGAACAGTAGCTTATTCTGTTGCCTGTCTCCGGTATCAATGTCCGCGGCCTGTCCGCTCATGTGCTGGCTGGTTGTCGCACCGCCCACTGCTTTATTCAATGCCGGACAACGATAACCGCTGTTCACAACGATAGGTTTGCCATACCATTCGCGTAGCGGGTCAAGAACGTTATCCACCAATGCAGTCAGATTGGCTTCTATATCACAGCCACATCTGTTGTCAATTCCTTTGCGGTCGGCAGTTGTCGAACGGCAAAGTTCTTCAATTGTAAAATACTTCATATATCTTTGATTTTAGATTATATTTGTACACAAAAAACACATTTGTTTGAGCCTTATTTTTTTTCTCTGTTTAAAAATGGAATGGAAGGGAGCTGTTGGGAAACACCTTCCTTCCAGCGAATCAGTAACCACTCGGCGGTTTCCGTCCGCTGCATCCCCGGACATCACACCGCTTCATTTCAGCCTCTTTCAGTCTCAATTCTATCTCATGCCGCTTATGGACTTCTTCCAGATGGGCACTTTGTACCTGACGCAGTTCTACATACAGTCCGTCTATTTTCGTGTCACGCTGTGCTATGCGTTCTTCCAGCCAAGCGACCTGTTTACGCTCATTCTCATTCTCCATAGCATCAGCGGAAGCGTCCTCTTTACGGGCGTTCGTTTTCCGGTTCACCCAAAAAGTTATCGCCCATGTAATTGTAGAGCTGCCGCCTATCGCACCTATTATTGCTAACCAATCATTCAGTTCCATATCTTATTTTTTTGTATTCTACCAACCCTGTAATCTATTGCCTGTCCATATATTGTTAACTTTGTCATAGATGAAAATAGCCAGCCATCCCCCTGTTATATGAACTTTTGTCGTTCCCGATGTAGGATACCCCAGCGGGCTTATCCGGCCATACACATAGACGTCACCGTTGGAATGGTTTCTTATAAAATACATCTGTCCATCTTCGGCATCAGTCGGGAGATTCATTGTAATGCCTTTGGATATGGCAATTACAATACTATCCATTAACGATAAGGTTTCGCTACTGCCGATTCTTCTTGTTCTTAATCTGAATCCACAAATATCACCCTTAGGTATAAACAAGGCATGATTTCCCGTTTCTACAAAATCATCATAATTCTTTGCCCCATCTACTGATAAATGAAAACACGTATTTATACCTGCCGAATAGGAAGACATGTTGCGACTTACATTTATTCTTATCGGGGATATGATAGCCCCGCCTGAAGTAGCCGGGACAGTATCGGCGCCGATGAATGTTGATACATATTGATTGGTAAAACGTATCAGTGAAGCTGAAAGAAGCATTTCATCATTACCACTTTCAGCCATCAAACTTGATGAGATTTTAAATTCTCCTACAGCACCTTCTTTTGCGTTTACTTTACCTGATAAATCCACATCCGTACCTATCATTTTTCCGCTATGAAGTACCCTGAAAGGCGCACTTTCCCTGTTCTTCTCATTTGCACCTGACCATATACGTACATCAGAAGCAGAGTTTCCCTCACCGGACATACCGGCATTGATGCCATCACCATTACCGATACCGACCAAACCTGAAATAAGACCGTCCAAAAACCTGATACGTCCGGCTATCTCATTCGCTACCAAATCAAAATAAGTCTTACCGTCAGAAGAAACTATCTTATCCGTAGTTATCCGCCCCGGTAGTATCTCCGTAAATCCGTACAAAGTGGCAAAGCTTCTCTCCCCGTTATTCTCACTGTTAAGGATACCGACAAGCAGATGATAATAACCATCTGTCTGTTCCAACGCAATAGCGGTTTCACTCAAAAGGAATACCCCTGATTGGTTATCCTTGCTACACTTGGCATATAAATAGAATTTCTTTTCCGGATTGGCAAGTGAGGGAGAATTGTATTCCGCCATATCCCAATACTTGTAATCACCGGCTGCATGAGCATTGGATAAGGTCTTAATCCCTAATGTCATGTGCTGGATAATGCCCGCCGGAACATTCAAAACCTTTGTACTCGGATTGTAATTTATGTCGTGGTTGACTACCACCGGACTGGTCTTGGAGTTCACGAAACGGAACTGGAGGCTTTCATCACCAACGAGCATCTGCATCGTGGCAACCGTTATCGGGTTGATTGCACCGGAAAAGTTTAGCAGGCTGTCGGCAAGCATTTCCATCGTCTCCTTTGCATCACGATAGTAACGCTTGGTAAATTGAAGCGCCTTCTTGTGGTTCTCCTCAACCTGTACCTCGTTCGTCTCTATCTTATTAAGCTCGCCGGCAACGGATGTACCTACCGGAGTATTAGACAGTTCTATTTCGGGGCTGTACGGATTGTTTACAAACCGTTTGATACCGACTATACGAATGAGTGACCCTTCGGGATGGAACTGGTTGTCCGTGAAGTTCACGAAACCGCCCAATACGATTTTACCGCCAACCGTGAGCCAGCGTTTCTTTGCCCAAATGCCGTCAAGTGTTCCGGTGAAGGTAAACATCTTGTCTTCGTGTTCGTAGAGATACTTGACAGCTTCCCGGAACACATCCCATGATGCGCCCGTTCTTGTTGAATTGTCACTGATATAGGCTTCGGGCAACTGAATGCCGAACACCGCGTATTTGTCGCCAACTTCCGGCATCCATACGCCACCGTCCGGCATAGTGATACCGTCTATCTCCTGCGGGATTATCTCGAATTTACGCCCGACATGAGTATATTTCACCTCAAACTCCTTGCCGGAAAGCATACCGGATTGGAAGACAACTGTCATTTTCTCCCCCTCGATAAGGCAGTCTTCAAAATTGAGGTTACTGGGAATGTCATTATCGTAAAAATCATAGAAGTGCTTTTCCGTATCTACCGTAGTTACTTTGCTGATTTCTCCCACACGTGACGGATAAATCTCCGTACAATCAAGGCTGTCCTCTTTGGCGGTGGTTAGCTCACGGTCGGCACGCATGACGGATGTGCCGTATTCGTCAGTCTTATAAGTTCGGGAGATAGTAGCGTTGAAACCGTCCTCTCCATCGAAGTGCGTACCGTCATAACGAATGGTCTGTGATTTGGGCATCAGCAATTCTTTCGCACCGTACTTGGAGTAGTCGATATTTCGGTCGGTTGTTTCCACAAGGATAATTTCAGGCGGAATGTCACCGCTTTCCCGACCGACACCTGCCTTGAAGCCATGCCCCTTACCGTAGGATAGGGTTAAAGGATTATCTTTGTTGTACTCGACTTTCTTTAGATGCACAGTCTTGGTATGCACGCCCTCTACAACGGTTTCCGTAATCTGATATTCGGTTTCGTAGGCTTCTGCCAGTTGGCTCAAACCGTCCGAACAATAGGTATGGCTGTAGTTAATCAGCTTCTCCGTACCATCTATGCAATCACCGATTACCCACCCCGAAGAACGTCTGTTCAGATTGTCCACTATCAGCTTTAAGTGCTCTTTCGGCTTGGCGGTATATGGGAACTTGATGCGGTTATCTACCGTATTGCGTATCTTCCAAAGTTCCGTATCGGCTTTCGAGGTTTCAAGGATAAGCGTATAATCATAGTTCCTTTCTCCGTTCTTCTTGAAATTGCTGTCTTTCTTCAAGGAATAACGCTTGCCATAGAACTCGCACCATGAACCCACGGGAATAGACAGGTAGCCCGGATGAGAGAAATACAGTGTAAGTGCATCTTCGCCCATTACAGCTTCATAGGAATAACTGTTATCATCCGTCAGAAGCTCGATTGTTTCATTGCCGTTATGTATAATCATAATTTTAAAAATAGATGTTGCTATTAAATGATACCGTAGTAGTGGAACCATGCTCCCCATTTACGCTCCTTCAGATAGTCCGGATTGTCCTGGTTGAGTTTGGCTTCCATTTCAAATGCGCTCGCACGGTAAGCGTTATTGTTTACCTTACCGCCGCCAATCTTGTTGTCTGTAAACAGGTGGTACACGAAGCTCACAAACCATTCTGTCAAATAAATAATGTAGTAGAATAGCGGGATAAGGAGCAACCACCACGCACTGACATAGAACGCCAGCAATACAGACGGGATAGCCGCTATCTCCATACACTCGAAGAACTGTTTCTGATGTGTCCGTTCATGGCGTATGGTTGTTTCGGACAACTCTTTCAACTTCGTAAGGATGAAGCCGAAGAGCATGATTGTTGTGTAGTCGCCAAATAGGATAAGTTTGGCAAACCAGTTTTCATAAAATACTTTTACTCTCATAATCAAATAAGTTAAATTCAATTCTTATAATTACTTTCTTATATAATTATAGCTGTATAATTTACCATCAATTTTAAATTCAGTAAGCATCGTTGGAGTGCTCGTTTCGTTGGCAATATAACGAGGAGCACACAGACCTAATAGAACAGCATAATTACCGTAATTTGTGACAGAACCGTAAACATCAGGAACTACTTGCTCATTAAGAGGACAAACTTTAAAACCGCTATCTATTCCAGCTAATACAATTCTATATTCAAAACTTTCTATATATTTTGAAAAATATAGGGCTACTTGAAAATTTTGCGGGTCTCCAATATAAGGCAAATCAATGTATTCTTGAAGAGTAATTGGGTTTAAATCATTCTCACCAACACAAGGATAAGGATAGCCAGCATAAAAAATGGCATTGCCGATATTAAGCAAATCAATATTTTTATTTCCAACAGCAAGATTACTAATAGATGTAGCTCCAATTTTAACCATATCTAACTATCTCCATTTTTTAATATCAGGGTTTATATTTCCGCTCTAAATTCTTATCTCTCATATCAAGCATCTGTTATAGCATACATTGTTCCTTCATCCTTAGAGCTAATATCCTCGTACTCGGCAGCGGTTTTCTTGGTGAGGGTGGTGAGGTTGTCGGAAGCAACAAGGTCTTTAATAATTACTTCTTTAGAAACGTCTGTGACATCAATTTTACAATGTTTAATATAATCTAAATATGAGAATGTGAAACCAAGAAGGTATCTATTATTTTCACTACTAGCAAAATAAGCAAATACATTACCTAGCTCTATACAATTAGATGTTAAATTGAAAAGATGAAAGTGATATTTAGTATGACTATTTACAATATCAATTACTACCTCTTTAAAGTTATCAATACTACCAAATAAGGCACCAACTCTATCCTCTGCCTCTACTCCTTGTACATTAATATTACCAATGAAGTCATTTTTATCTACATTGATAACCTTACCATAACCGATATTATCCACATACTCCTTTGTTGCAGGCTGATAGTCCGAGGTTGGGGTGAAACTTTCACTGTTGGTTTTGGTGAGGACGTCGGAGTCTTTGACAAGAGAATGTTTCTTTTTTGAAGCAATTTCGGCTACACCATCCACAAGAGCTACAATCATGTATAAGAAATCAACATTAATGGAGGATTTTCCACTAATATCGAATAGAGACAACTTGAAATTGTTTTCATCTGTATAATTTACATGATAATCATCAAACACATAAGTATAATTCCCATTTTTATTTCCGCATACTATTATGCAATTATCGGAACGTAATTTGGCTATGGTAGCCCTTAACGCATCCAACCCGCCAAATACGCTAAGTATTTCAGAGGATTCAGAACCCGATGTTAAATTAAGCAATGCAGATGGAAAGTTGATAACATTTCCTCCCGCTATCTTCCCCTGACTTACCCATTCACCGTTCACCCATGCGTAGTAATCATAAGGGGCTTCCGTGCCTACAGCCATAAACCCGTCAACTGCCGAACCGTCGGGAACGGCAGATTTCAAGGCTTCAAGGGTGGCGTATTCGCCGGAGACACGGAAAGGAGCACCGGGATTACCGCGGGGAATGGCGAAGTTAATTTTGTATTTCGGATTGCCACCATCATCCGTACCATCGTCTGATACTGTAACTATAGCGGATACTCCGGCTTCAAGTGTAGTAACCGTGCCCATTGAAAACTGCGGTGTCTTGCCCGTGAAACCGATAGCGCCGGACATATCGACAAGGAACTCGTAATCACCGGCAGCCTTGACGTACAGTTTTGCATTGTCGGGGTCTTCAACATCCCCCGTGTTCACCAATGCAAAATCACCCTCTGCAATATCTGGATTCCCTTTGTCGGCTTCCATTTCAGTAACAGATACATACACTTTCTTTATGGAGAAAGCATCACCTTTGGTATAAATATCCGTCTTGTCGTATGCTTGGGCGGTCTTGTTCCATTTGTAGACATAATGGTCTGTTCCTATATAGGTAGGGTGTTCCGCAGTGTCATTGGCATTGGCTGCGGCCGTATTGGCAAGCGAGGCTTTTTCATTGGCGGTTACAGCGGCATTATTTGCGTTCCTGGTCGCTTCCTCTGATTTTTTAATTGCATTGACGACATCCTGATAAGCGGTCTGAATATCTTCCAAGCTAACCTTTACACTGGTCTTGATACCATCTATGATTTTGTAACCAATGGTATATAATCCCTTTAGGCTGTTGGCAAGGGGCAACTCTGATATTTTCTTCTTTCTTAATGGCATAGCTCTAATCTCCTAAATCAATAAAACATTCTTCATCTTCGGTCATTATAAACTCTCCTGCTTCCGAGGCAAGCAAATACTCGGTATCACCAAGTCGAAAGCTGGTGAACACAAGGGTCAAAGTGAACTCCCACCATATCCCGCCAAGAGGATTGAAGTGTTCTGTCTTACAGCTTTTGTAATAACACGGGTAGCTTTCAGACCATTCGTCAACATAAAACATACGCTCTGCGTCTTCATACTCGTATCCTTCGGCATCGGTCTTAGCGGATAGTCTGGTGAGGTCATACAAAAGAGCGTCACGGTTTCGCCAAAACGTATCAAAGTCCGGGGCGCGCATCAGACATTTAAGGTTCACATCTTTCGTCTGGAACTTCACGAACTGCCCGTCATAGATTGCCCCGTCCTGATATTTGAAGTTTTGAAGCAGGTTCTTCTTCACGGCAGGGGATTTGAGAATCTCTTGGTTGCTTCCCTTAAGCAGTATCACACCATAGGCGGATAAGTCCACATCGTCCAGCTCATAGCCCTTAGGCATGGTATATAGATTGACAGGCTCTTCGTAGACGTAATCGGCCGGACGGGGGAAGTCATGCGCAAAGACGAACTTCGACCGCTCGGAGCTGTTGAACATCTCAAAGCTGCTCTGTGAAGAAAGTCTCAACCGGAATGTACGTCCGAGTTGCGGGAAATTGAAGTCGTGGTATCCCATATCTGAGAGAAGGGCTACAAAGTCGTTGAACTTCCATTCATCGAAGAAGCCAAATTCAAGGGTGACATCCTTAGAATCCAAAGCAATAGCGGATAGGTCAAACTCTTTTCCGTCTTCTTCTGCCCAGTCATTGCTATCGGGAGTTTTGGAATTTGGAAATGCGACTAATTCGTTATAACTGCCCCATATAGAAATCATTCCGTAATCGGAAGCATCTTTGCCGTCTATGTAGAGTTGTCCTTTCATATTTTAATTCTTGCTAAGTTTCAAACCCTTAATCAACATCGTGTTTATATCGTTTTTCATAAAGACGATGGCGTTCTCGATAGCTTCCAACCTTGCCGTGTGGCTGTCTATATTCGACAGATGAGTAAGCGAGGCATCCCGCATGGAAAGAATGGACTGCATGGCCTTGTCTATGCTTGTCAGGCACGAGAGGTTGGCGGTATGACCGGCGATAGCATCTATGCCGGTAGCCATACGGTTGACATTCTCGTTGATGGAGTATGTATGCCCCTGCATGACAGCCAGCCGGCCGTTATTCTCATCCACCGAATCTTGCGATGCTGTGGCGATACCCTTCCGGGAGGCTTCACGGGTGGAACTTGCTTCTGACTCCCAGCCAAAAACCTGCATCAGTCTGTCGCGTTCGGCAAGCAGGCTGTTTGTAAGATTCTGTTGCATATTACGAAGTGCCTGCGCTTCATCGGAAGACAGACCGTCTTTTCCGTAATCCGCCCACGCATCATACAGTTCTTTGATTTTGTCCTTGTACTCATTGGCAATAAGTGATTGGAAGATGGCTTTCTGCAAATACTTCTCAAAATTATTTGCAAAGTCCTCGTTGGTACTGTCCAAATCAGAAAGCAAATCAGCATAACCGTTTTTAAACTCATCGAAGCCTATTCCAGTAATAGCCTCTTTTTCTTTTTGTGCAATCTCGGTAAGTTGTTCTCCATAATCTACAATATTCTGCAAATAAGTAACAAAATCCTTGTTGACGGTATCAAGTACAGAAACCAGTTTTTCATCGGAAAGTATCTTTTCTATCTGTTCGGAAGATAAATCCCACAACTGATATTCCGCTGTAATCTTTTGCCCGACTAAACCTGAAATTCGTTGATAGTCCTCCTTGGACAATCTGTCATTTATACGGTATCCCAATGAGTGGGAGCCGGCACTTGCCCCGCTGGATGCAAGCTGCTTGATTAGTTGCCTTTGTCTGCTTATCTGAATATTTACAAGCTGTTCGGCTTCTTCTGCCGCTTTTATCGCTTCCGTCCCATAGTCGATGTCGATGTAGTCCATCTTCTTGGTTATAAGCTCATCCCAAATGGATATCAATGTCTCATATTGGGCTTTCATGTTTTCGTAATCGGAATAGTCAGCACCGAACAACCCTTCAAACGCAGATACAACAGAAGAAATTCCACTGACTGCACTCATTGCACCTCCAACAATGTCACCGGACATGATTTGTCCGACACCAATGGCTGTAGTGCCTAATCCTCCTAAAGCATCGGTAACTCCTGTTATGGCGGAATCACTGACACCGAATATGTTGGCGATGTTAGAACCGAACTCACCCAATGCAGGAGCAAAAGACGTTACGGCATTTCCTATATCGGTGATGCCTTGACCGACTTTCTTGGAATCACTGCCACCCTTTTTTATGGCTTCTATCCCTTTCTCCAAGTCAGAGACGAAAGCCTGCCACGGTGATTTGCCTTTCAGCTCATCCTTTAGCCCCCTGATTGCATCCGTTACATCCTTTATGGAAATTTCACCCTTTTCTATCTTTTCAATGTCCTTATCGGTAAAGCCTATTCCTTTCAAATCGGCAATAGAAATATCTTTATCGGTACCGGACATGTATTCGATAAGGGCCTCGTACTTGTCTATGATGTCTTGAATAGCGGAAACGGATTTATTACTCGCATCCTCGAACAAATCAGCCATTGCACGGGTAGTTCTGCCATACTGTTCATCCAGTTGCTCTACAGCCTGATTCTTTTCGGCTACCTTGATGGCATATTCGGGGCTGTCTGATTGCAGCTTCGCTATCTCATCATCATACTTCTGAATAAGGTTCTTTCGTTTTTCCTGGTAGTTGCCGAACTCAATGAAATACTCCTGCCATGCTTTTTTGTCGGCTTCGAGCTTGGCTTTACTTGTTGAATCAATATCGCTTTCCCTTTTTTTAGCGGCATTGGAAGCCCATGTGCCAAGCTCCGCCTCTTGTTTGTCGGTCAGCTTTCCACCTTGCGCCGTTTTCCAATCCTTGCGCTGTTTTTTAATGGCATCCAGTTCTTTATAATAGTCCAAGTCAATCTGAGCCAGCTTCTTTTCTGTTCCGTCAGCCATGAGGTTGATTTCATCCTGCTGGTTCTTACGGCGGAGGGAAAGAAGCTGTTCGGCAAGCTGTTCTTGCTGTTTAAGTCGGTCGCCTTGTTGCTTATCGGCCTTACTTCCAGTTACGCCGCCAACGCTTTTATATTTCTTTTCAGCTTCATCTTTCTTTTCAGTGAGTTCCTTTAATTTCTTTTCATACTCGAATTCTGTCAGCTCGTTTTCGGTATTGAGAAAATTATCAAGCTCTTTCTTGGCATTCAAATAGTTATTCTTATATTTTTCAATCCATTCTTTGCCTGTGTTTTTTTCACTGGAGCGAGATGCTTGTTCAGTTTCAAGGGCATTCTTGATGGTTGAGAGTTGAGCTTTGGAAAACTCTCCGCCAAGTTCTGCAACTATGGCAATAGCATTATCTCCATCTTTTTCGAGTATACGCAGTGACATAGATATTTCTTCGATTGCAGAAGCAATATCTTCATCTTTTAAATCTTTTAATCCGCTTAAATAAGTTGTTGTATCATGTTGAGATACATTTATTTTCTGTTTATTGATAATATCATACTGAGCAGCTATAGCATCATCTATATCTTTGAAATCATAAGATGTCTGCCCTTTAGATTTTAAAAATAACATATGATTTAGCTTATCCGTTTGCTCTTTAAGCAACGCTTCATCATCTGCTTTTGCTCTTTTTTCATCCTCCCCGGCAATTAACTTCTTATACTTTGCAATCTCTTTCAGATACTCTGCTTCTGTAAGCATTTGAGGAAGAACATTCTTATATTCTTCTTTTAATGCTTGGAATGCAGCCATTCGCTTGCCTTCACTTTCGTTATTATCTTCGATGGTTTTGTTTAAATCTTGAATCTTATCTTTATATTCATCTTGCTTCTTTTTTATATCCTCTAATGCTTTATTGTAATCATCTGTAGCTTTTTCTGCTGCCGTTTCCATTGTTGCCAATTTATAGACAGCAAAACCTAGAGCTACAACAGCACTGCCAAGCAACATCAATGGGTTAGCCATCATCGTAGCCCGCAATCCTTTCATAATGGTTACAAGTTGCATCATTGCCAATTTCATGATATTCATTGAAGTTGTATTTGCATGGTTGGCAATGGTATTAGCTTGTGTTGTGGCTGTATTCAGTGCTTCCGAAGCGGATTTTTTCTTTGTTGCCGCATCATTCAATGCTTTTTGTGCAGAATTACGGGCAATAGCGGCAGATTGAAGTTCGACGCTCTTTTCTGCAAGCTCTGTGCGGTATGTATTGGCAAGCTCTGTATTCCCCAAATCTTCTGCACGTGCAATCCAATCATCCATTCCGTCAACGGCATCCTGCGCTGTCTGCAATCTTTTTTCTGCGGTGTTAAAGTTTAGAAGGGCATTGGCATACGCCTTTTCTGCCAATCCTTTTTCAGTTTCAAGGGATGATATTTTCAATGCAAGCTCTTCGCGAAGCATGGTAAGCTCAGCAGCTTTGCTTTCTGTAAGCTTTCCGCTTGCTACTGCTGCGGCAATATCGGCGTTATTGGATTGTTTCTTAACTTCAAGGAGAGTCTTTAATCCGTCTATTTCAGTATCAACTTTTAATGTTTGTTCTACACCATGCAGAGCGGCAGCGGTCATAACAGCAGCTTTATAGGTACCATAGGCAACGGCAGCGGATTCTATGGCAGTCACTACAGCTTCCCAATGTTCAACAAGATATGAAACGCCGGAAAGTCCGCTATTGATAATGCTTTCATTCTCTTTGCCTATTTTGTTAAACATGGTAGATATAGCATCTTCAATATTGCTTATCTGTCCGGTGATGGTTTTTGATTGCTCTTCCATTAGTCCACCGAATTTGCCACCTTTGTCAGTCATAGCTTCGATAGCTTTTTGCACTTCGGGGAAACCAACCTTTCCGGCTGTTACAAGTTCGCCAACCTTATCTTTAGTCACTCCGAACTGTTTGGCAAGCTCGTCTGCCAATGGAATACCACGTCCCATAAACTGGCGCAAGTCCTGGGTAAAGAGCCGCCCTTGCGTCATGGTAGTACCGTACAGCCAAACAAGGTCATTCAACGGGATGGAAAGTCCGGAAGCTATATCTCCGAGTCTGATTAAGGTTTCATTGACATCTTCTGCGGCAGTTCCGTAAGCGAGCAACTGCTTGGCGCCATTGGCAACACCTTGTAAGTCAAAAGGTGTTTTTGCAGCAGTATAAACCAATTGGGACATCAATGTATTTGCCTGCTCTTTGCTTCCAAGCATGGTATTAAAGGCAACTTCCAATTGCTGGAATTCACCACGTACTCGTGTAATATCACTAATGAGCTGCTTAGCTCCTAAACTGATACCGAATGCTGCTGCGGCAGTAGTCATACGTCCAAACATCTGCTCGATGCTCATACCGCTTTCTTCTATCTGTTTGGATGTGGTGCGTACTCCATTGCGCGTTTCTTCGAGTTTATGCAGAAAATTGGAGTTGTCTCCGGTTATGTCAAAGTGCAATCCTGCCATATGTCTTTTCGATTTATGAAGTGCCATGTAACATTACATGGATTATGTTCTGTTTTTCACCATTAAAAATTATAATGCTCGTAAATTTTCTGACAGACACCCGAGAAAATAGTCTTTTTTTAATCTTCAAGCATGCTTTTTATCAGTTCTCTATTCTTTGGGTCGTCTGCATTGATACGTTCTTTGGAGTCGAATATATTCAGCAGTTTCCTTTCGTCAGCTGTCAGATAAACCGTGGATATGGAGTCAGCCATTAACATTCTAAGATTGGTATAACTGATTCCCCAAACCACATAATTCATGGACCAGCCATAACGTTGGCAGGCGAAGTCTATTAACGTGCCGTAGACACTGTTGCCACCGAACGTGATACTTCCGCTATCTTTTTTGACGTCTGCAATACGTTTCCGTTCTTCACGTTCCTTGTCAATACCTAAATGCTTAATGTATAATTCGGCATCATCTCCGCTTAGTATGATTACAAACAAGGTGGCAAGTTCTTCCACGTCCAAGTTAGCTGCGAAGAATTCTTGCCTGCATATAATCTTGTCATTGTCAAAAATATCCGTCTTTTTATTGAACGTATAATAGGATAATATTCTGCAAACAAGCTCTTTCTTGGTGCTGCATAGCCTAAGGGCTTCCATGTAAGGGTTAGCAGCTATAATCTTATCATCCGCACCAAGCCCAGTAAACAATCTGGCGAGCAGGTATGTTTTGCCGAGGGTAGGAGGATATATGGAAAAATGCCGGTTACCAACAGTAAAGCCTATCGGCTTTTCCATAATAGCATCGGCTATACTCATTTCTATACGTTCTATATTTTCCATAACAAAAAAAAGGTTCATAGGGCAGGATGACGGATTCAAACCATCGCCACATATATAAATACGTATGCTTTCACTACACCAATCCTGCATGGTGCAGGTTTTACCACCAACCTGCAAAGGGCGTCTGATTCCACCTGCCACCACTTGTTTGAAAATCCATCAACCGGCAGCAGTGTACTTTGCTGCGACCTCAACGATTTCACCTTCTTTAATGGTGGTAGACGTTTGTGTAGGTTTGTTCTTGCCACTTACATCCTTATACTGGATGGTAACACTGCCTTTGGTTGCAAATACCTGCACTCCGCTTTTATGCCAGTCGTTTTCAGTGGATAGCTTCCACATGCCGGCTCCACCATCATCAGAGATGATTACTTTCAGGCTGCCGGCACCGCTAAAATTTACAACTTCGTGTTTTACCTGATTGCCGGTTGCCGGCTTCAGCACATCAAAGGTATATTTCCATTTCTTGCCGTTTTCGGTGTCGAAGGTTTCTTCCATGGACATAGTGGAGCGGTCAATGACAATACCTTCAACAGTAGGGTCTTCCGGCTGGAGTCTTACAGCATATTCACCGGAAATGATACCGTCAACATCATCAACAGGCTTCGCACGTCCCTTGCCGGCACGGAGTTCAAATTCAAAGGTATACGTGTTGGCTGTATATTTGACAGCCTCGTTCTCACCACCTTCTATTTTTGCTTCTCTCTTAGTACCTTTTGTAGGTGTTAACTTTGTTGAATTCTCAACCGGGGTAGGGATGTCAATCCAAGATGATGGAGCTTTTCCGCCATCACCTAACTTACCAATCTTAATAGTGGGTTTCCCCCATGATAGTTCCATACTTTATTCGTTATTTACTTTGTAAAACAATTTATTGTTTATGAGGTGTTCGTTTTTCCCGTTCACCTCAAGCACCCTTTGTTTATCAAGGGTGAAGCGGTAGCTTTCTCCACGCCCTGTTTCCAAAACCTGAATGGCGATTTTGCAGAGTTCCCTGCACCGCATATCATTCATTTCTGCTTCGCCATCACGAATGTTGTCCTTTACATAGATGTTTACATTTACAAAAGCTTCCTGCATCTGTCCGCTTCCATTGTCCAGGATTGATATGATTATATCTTCCTTGTTTGAGTTGGCGGGCCTTTTAGATGCTTTACAAAGTTTTCCGGTTACAGCCTTTTCCAAAGCAGACCCTTTGATGTGTTTGTAAATATCATCTTTTATATCAATATCAGACTTCATCATGGCGCAAGTTGGCTTTTAAGCTTACTCATCATTTCCGGCAGTTTCTTTCTTGCGAACAGTTCGGCGGATGCGAGGACATTTTTGCTTTCCATCGCTTCCACAAGTTCGGCATAATTCATTCCTGCAACAACGACAAGTACATATCCATTCGTGAATTTCCTGGCAATTTCTTCTGCAAACGTTTTGCCTTCCTTAACTCCATCGTTGCCTTGCTTTACTTGTGTAAAATCCGAGTAGCGGAGTATTTTCCCATTATGAGCGATAGCATAGCCAATTGAACTACGCAGGTTTCCAGAACGGTCTATCCAGCTTACTTCTTGCGGTCTGTCTCTGGCTTCAATCACACACAGTTCTCCGAGGTAGGAGAGTGCGTGGACAATCAGATTTTCAGTGCGCTTTTTTTCAGCATTGATAAAAGCGTTGATTTCGCTCATTGGTGTTGTCATCCTTATACCCATAACTTTGCGCAAAGTTGATAACGATGGAATCCTTTAACCTCACATTCTCTGACAATACCCCCAAGAAGAAACAGCCTCACTTTTTCTCCAATGGAAAACTCCCTGCAATCAGCGTCCAGACGGACAACAGAGGAATAGGTGCGAACGACACCGTCTTCAAACTGTCTTTGTTCGGCTTTCCCTGCCGGAACATTGCGACATGGTATATCACCTTCCCATTTGCTTTCGCCTTGATGGTAATCTCCGTTTCCGTCTTCATATCCAGGAGTGATGGTAAGGTACTGTAGTCTATTGGGTCTATCGTCAATAATCATGGTTGTTATCTTCCTATATAAACGGCGGGTTCTCCGACTATCCTCTCGCTTTCACCAATGGCATTGTAAATGCTATTTGCCAAAGAGAAGATTTTATCTTTTTCAGACTGGCTGAAAGAAATGTCACCTTCTGAAAAGTTCGGAGCTTGAATAAGACTGATAAGGCAATCTGCCACAGCCCCCTTAAAGGGTTTGCTGGTAAGAATTTCCGCTGTACAGTCATCATTGCCGTTAAGTTTCCTTTCAAGCAGACGGTTTTCAAAGAAGCCACTACTTAATTTGTAGTGGACTTCATCTTTTAACGCTTGCAGAATTGTTTTCATACGCTATTCGGACTTATGGGACTCTACAGCGGCTTTCAATGCTTCTTCCTCTTCGTCACTTAAGGCATTGACTTTCTCAATCAGTTTGGCATCGCTGATGTTGGAAGCAATGCGATCCTTGCTGATGGTTTTCAAAGCTGCAATAAATTCCGGTTTCTTATAGGTAGCCCCCCAGATGGTTATTTTCGCATCGCCACTGTCTTTGGACTCTGCTGCGGTGTCAACTTCTTGTGCTTCGGAGAAATCGTAAACATAAATCTGGTCAACATCCTCGATAATAGGGGCTACAAAAGCCTGACCGGAAGTTATCTCTCGCAAAGGGTTTGCGAGCGAGTATTTAGATATCAGCTTGAAGGTGTCTACAAGCTTGTAGATAACATTCTTGACGGGATTGGTCTGCTCTGCCAATCGCCCATAAACCAAAGTCCCGACAACTTCATTGCAGATGAAAATAAGTCTGTTGGCGTTCCAGGGTTTAATAGAACGCTTTTTGCCGTTCTCTTCAAAAATGACAGAGCGGTCAATGATTTTAAACGTGACGCCACCGTTATCATCTGCAAAGGCCTCGTTGAATTTGGCGCCGGTAGGGGTGGGGAGAACCGTATCCGGAGTGAATGATTGTCCGGTATAATTGGCTACAAGTTCTTTTGCTCCTTGCGTCTGTCTTAGTTTGTCGTAAGCGGATTTGGCAACGCAAATCTCGATGATTGAATTACCATCTGCATCAGCTTTGGCAATAACCCGTTTGATGTCCTCAAGAGAAATTTCATCTTTTGCGGTAGCGCCAAAGGTGTTTTCTCTCAAATAGTTGAAGTTCAAGCGCATTAGGGCATTAGGGGTATCCTCGTCCTTAATGGCTACATATCCGTTGGATAGAGCAAACAGGAAGTTGTATTCATTCCTTTCATCAATACCGACTGAGCAGGCGACAGCATCATTGGCCAGTTTGCCGGCGATGACTTTTGCATTACCACCCTGAGCTTCCATCACATTGATGTTATTAATGTCCGACTCTTTCAGGATTTTGGACATACCGATTTTAGGCAACTTTCCGTTGGCTGATGCAATGCTATCACGGCTTTTAACCGGCAGTTCGGAATCTACAGCCACGAAGTCAGCGGCCACATAGGTCGTATTGACAGAAGTGCTTTCCCATTTGTTGTCCGGAGAATATTCCGTACGCAACATGGCATTATCTCCCTTGTGAAGATAGGTGAGCTTTTTGTTTCTCTTGCCGTTTACTTTTTCGATTAACCGTTGCAGTTTAGGGAAGAATTTGGCAACGTATTTTTGAAATAATGACTCATTCATAAATTATACCTCCATTTTTAGTCGTGTTCAAAAACAAGTGTCGGAATAGCTGCTTTCAGAGCCGCTTTGATTGTATCCAAAGGATAAGGACCGGCAGCATCGTTTACCACTCCAGTGTGCATAATGGACACGAATGGCTCTTTTACCGATTTGGTTGCACAGCATACACCTGCATACTCATGTTTTTCTGGCAATGCCTCATAGGCATCTCCGTTGGAGTTTATCGGCATAGGCTTGTATATGTCGGATTCCGTATCACGAATAATCACATGCCCTGCACGGATAAACTCTCCTTTAAAATTGCTTACATCCAGAACTTTACCGCCCTTAATACCTGCTACGTATTTGCGGATAACAATCGGGTCATTTCCGAAACCGAAAGATTCAATAGTACCTACATCTACTGCTCCCATTTTTCATTTGGTTTTAAATGTTACAATAAATCAGCCATTTCGTCAATTTCATTATCATTGAATGGCTCTTCTTCTTTGGGCTTACCGTCACCGGCAGCAGGGGGAGTTCCCATAGTGGAAAGTCCGGCATCTGCGCGTTCCTGATTGTAAGCTTTCAAATCCTCTTCAACTTCGGAGTAGAATTCTTCGAACTCTTCATCGCTTTCAAAACTCATTTTAGAGAAACTTTTCAGAGTACGGGAGCCGAATGTGCCAGCGTTCTTAAGGAGAGCCTCAAGCTTCGCCTTTCGGGAAGTCGTGATTTTGTCTCCTTCCAATGCAGAAATTTTATCGGTCAGGGTTTCGATGGTCTGCATCATTCCCTTAGCCCATTCCGGTGCATTGTCATTCTTTCCTTTGTTTTTGGGATTTTTCTTGTTTGAACCCGTCTGACGATTGGTAGTATTCGATGACTCATCGTCATCGTCGTCATCGGTTTCGTCATCGTCGTCATTCTTCTTGCGGTTCTCCTCGATTACTCGATTTGCAAAAGACTGGCTGACTTGTAGATAGGGGAGAACCGCATCAATCGCTGTATCAATCTCTGCGTTTACATCCTCGTCGGAGGCATCATCTGCGGAAGTTAGATTGTCGGCAATCTTGGCGGCGACACTCATCAGTTCCTTCTTGTTGAACCCGAACGCCTTCACTTTCGGTTTCAATCTTAACAAAACTTGCTGTTTTCTGTCCATTGTAGAATGAATTTAAGTTACTAAAAAGAAATAGTCTGCGCAGCACACATGCCAGCAGACTATTCCGTAGAACTTAAAAACACTTTTAGAGCAATGAGTTTTTACGACAAGTTCCGTGGCATGTAGCTTCACATGCTTTGGATGCAAATATACTAATTTTATTTGAAAAACAAATAAACTAAAATATATTTTATCTCATTATCAGAACTATAATAAACCTTCATCGCAAAAAGAGAAAAACGAACCATCGGATATGATTACACTATCAACAAGTTTTATATCAAACAGCGAAAGTGCTTTCTTTAGTTTGTCGGTAATTAGTTTATCTTCCATTGATGGCTTCACATTGCCAGATGGATGGTTGTGAACGAAAAAGACACCAGCGCATAAGCTTTCTATCGCATACTTTGCTACTATTTTCGTGTCAACAACTGTTCCTGCAACTCCACCTTGAGATATTTTGGCATAACCGAGAACCTTGTTTGCTCTATTGATAAGCACAATGAATGAGCTTTCATATATAAGCAAATCATCGGAATAGAACTGCTTTGCGTAATCATACACATCACTGGAGGACATTATCTTATTTTGCTCAAACTCACATTTATTTGCGGATAGCTTGTATTCGACTACTTTCTTTACCATTGTTCTGTTAATTTAGATATTATCACCAGGTAACTTAACTCCTGCATTACGTAATGCAATTGTCATTTCTCCAATAAAACGGTTTAATTCATTGAACCTATAGGTTCTTTGAGGAACGCTCATTGCAACTTGGCATTGGATGCTGTCCAATCCGAAATGAACGGCTGAATTTACTATGTTTTTGATGAATGCCTTTTTCTGATTTTCTTTATTTGTCCTCATTGCTCTTATAATTGTTATACTTTGCTTTTCTTTTATATAGCTAAGATACTGATTTATAGCGATATATACAAATTTATAAAACTATTTATTTTCTGATTATCAGCGAGTTAAGCAAGATTTAACGGATAAAAAAAAGAGCGACTAATAAGCCGCTCAACAATGCAATAGAGAATAAAAACATCAATAAGATTCTATAACTCTATTCAGAAATTTAGTACGCAAAGATTTCTTTATAATCTTTTTCATGTCTGATGGTAGATATGTATATGCCTTATCAAAGATGTTATCTGGAACTCCGTAAAATGCTTCTGCCAGTCCTCCAGTAATACAGGCAATAGTATCACTATCTCCACCTATTGATACTGCATTTCGAATAGCATCTTCAAACCCGTTACTTTCATGAAAGCAGATTATTGCTTGAGGTACAGTTACCTGGCAACTTTCATCAAACTTATTGCATGAACGAATGAAAGCAACTGTTTGTGATAAGTCATATCCAAATGTAGATTCTAACCATTTTTTTACATCGTCTTTAGTGCGCCCAGTGCGCAATAAGAATATTGAACCTGCAATAGCTTGTGCGCCTTTGGTACCTTCTTTATGGTTATGAGTAACTTTTGCACTTTTTTCTGCCTCTTCAAGAACTTTGTCCAGCGAATTATAGTAGAATCCTATTTGGCTAACACGCATAGCGGAGCCGTTTCCATAGCTGTTATATGGTTGTGGGTTGTCGCTTCTCCACCATCTTTCAAAGGATACACCGTAAGAACCTTTGGGGGTAGGATATTTTCTACACCATTCAAGTAGTGCATCTTTATAATCTATCTTACAATAAATGGCATCAGCGATTGCAACAGTACAAATGGTATCATCAGTAAAGCTGCAATCTTTCGCAAACAGTTCAAAATCTTTCGTATGGATATTGTTAAATTCAAAACGAGAACCTACAATATCGCCTATTATTGCTCCAATCATACTGGTATTATTTATATATAAAGGTAAGAAAATTATTTGATTTGGCGAAATATAGCATCTTATATTTCCTCCATATAGATATATAAATTGCCGAATATCTTCTTATCTACAACTTTGATTTTTGTAATTTTAAACTTGGAAGATTTGTCGAACAATATTTCTTTTTCTTCCTGTATATCTGATATATATGATATATCAACTCCGTTTTTCCCCTCGATTTCAAAGATAATTTTATACTGCGCACCATCAGCGAAATCATCTGCAACAAGTTTATTGGCAGATGTTGACATAAAGCCATCCTCTATATAATCATCACCTTTCTTTAAAGACTTCAAATTGTCAAACATTGCTCTGTCGGCAGCAATGCCTCGATAACTTGTACCAACATACTTATCGGAAAGGCTGATATATTTGCTAATATCGCTAATTACAGATAAAGACTCGTTGTCAAGCTGCCTCCTTTGACCTCTTAAATATTGGTTTATTCTTGGATAGTACGAACCGGTATATTTAGTAACAGATGCGATATATTTATTTTTATCATCTTTCAAATAAGACGGATTATCTTTCAAGAAATATGGCAATGTCCCACGTTTCTTGGAATCATCAATCCTTTGCTGATTGGAGATAACCCATTTCTTGAAATTATCAGGCACATCTTTCACTCGGTTTACGCTATCAGAAGAAGCAACACTTCGTCCGTCCCAGGCCCAAAACTCCTCTTCTGTTTTAAGGATGGGGATTTTATAGCAACGACAGACCGGGTGCCACCCCTTCCATTCAAAATCTTTTGGGTACTTTCCTGCAAGTTGGTCACAAATGTCATAATACCGTCCTTTAGGAACTCCCTTGCAGTTATGGTTCCCGCTTAATTTTATCTCATATCCTACAACGAAATCCATCTGTCCCCAACGTTTGTTTTCAGCGGTGCGATAAGCCATGTTTATTTCCGATGCAGCAAGACGGAGTGAGCGGTATTCGCAATCGGCGGCTTTGCTGGCTGTGCCGAATTTCTCCTTGTAATCCTTTTGCAGACTGGGGAAATCAAGTAGGTATTTGGATATGCGTTTGCTAAGAGTTACTGCACTGTATCCTTTCTCTATGGCACACGAAATGGCATCTTCCAGTTCTTTCCTATAAATCATAGACTGGTTCCATAGCTTATCAGATACATTAAAGCCTTTGTCCTTGCGATTTTGAAAGGCTTTCAGAGCATCGGAGTTGGTTTGATATAGGACCTTGTATTTTCCCTTGTCAACAGTCGCATTGTAGGTTTTCAACACAGCGTTGGCAAATAAATTCTGCACCTCATTGCTATTCTTCCACTCCTCGCTTGTGCCATGATAAATAACTGCCCCAATGTCGTTTACAAAACGTCTTTGAATGTCGCTTATCCTCTTTTGGGTTTCCGGGTATTCTGAGAAAGAAAACGGTCTGTCTTTCAAGTCTATTTCCGAAATACCCAAGCTCTCAACCAGTTTAGCCGCTTCGAGATTGAGTGTGTCGTATATGGATTGCACGAGCGCAACATATTGGGCGAGCCGCTTGTTCAGTTCGCTGTACTTGTGTTTTTGGTTGGGAGTTTTAGGTTTTGACATTACTTCTTCTTGAATTTGTCACAATAGCTATGGTCAAGAAATTTGCTCCATTGATAAAAGGGGCACTTGCACATGAAATATTCTCCTTTCGAGTTCTTCTCGTGGTAATCGTATGCGTATTGGCAATCACGACAATGATATTTGGATTGAGGAATAACTTTCTTTGCCATTATTCCTCAATTCTATCTGGTGCAGGCATTTCCAACAGCCGGATAGCCTTAATCGTTTCTCTACCTTCCAATATTGCTTTACACAAGCGATGATAGCCATCAGCTATTTGTCCTACATCATCCAATATGATAGGATATTCAAGAGAGCATTCCCTCACACGCTTACATTGGAAGATAAAACTATGAAGCTGGTTACATTCAAAGGGTTCTGCTGTCAAATCTATATTCCATAGCGGCATATCCATAATAGAGTATTCTTTCGCTTTGGCGAAATCGTAGAGAGTTTGGGCGAACCAAACCTTATCACCTCTGTGATATTCACTTTCTGCAAAACTCATGTTATCTATTGGAACTTTCATCCTATACCTTCTTTATGTACACTTTGATTTCACCAGTAACATGAAGTTCGCCACCTACTTTTTCAACAGAATATTCAATCAGCCCTCTTTGACTGATAGAGTTTATGATTGATTGGCGTACTTCGGCTTTGATTTCCTTAATAAGCATTTCATCAGCTTTTCTATTAGACCAACCTTCATTAAGTTTCATCTTTTTCCGGTAATCCTTTATTTCTTTCTTGGTGCGATAAAAACGAATACCCAATTTCTTTGCTTCGTAGTTATCAACCCTTTCAATACTACTCAATCGTTCTTGTGGGTTGAGTTTTTCGGCTAACCCAATGAGCCATTTTGATATTTTTGTCTTCATGATTTTAAGTTTTAAGCCGACAGCGTAAACACCTGTCTACGCTGCCTTAACTTCTTCTACAACTTGGCAGATAAGCTATTGTATAATCTCCCAATCTTCGGCAAACACATCACTGATAGACGGAACCCATGAATCAGCACGACCGGTATTCTCGTTGTAGATAAGACACTGGCTTGTATAGTCAATAAATCCCTTACCTTTCAGAATAAGGTCTTTTGCCGATTGGGGAAGCGATTGCATCTTAGAGATGATGTCGCTTTCGATATGAGCTGGCACTTGTTTGAATACCATCAAACCTTTTCCGTTCCATCCACTTCTGCGGATAGCTCCACCTTGTTTCAGAATTTCTATTGCATCTCCAAATGACATCAGATGTAAAGGTGCTTCGGGTGATCCGTCAGCCCTACCTATGCGACATTCCAACACGTTAATATACCTGCTAATAATTCTATGTTGCAAACGAAGCAAATAGTTCTGATATGGCGGTAGCGGCAACCGAAATCAAAAAGGAAAGCACTCCAGTGCAACCACCAAAAAAGGAACGTCCTGCTATAGATAGAAACAGTGAAGAATACCGGCGAAACATAAAGAAGTGGAATGTCTTAAAATCCCGCGGATACATAGAGCAGGCTGTAAGGGAGTATATGAAATACACCGGAGCCGAACAGGGTGAAGCGACCGGATTTATAAACAACTTACAATAATTAGGTATGGATTTCAAAGATAACATTCTACAGCTTGTAGAAAGAATTGAAAAACAAAAAGACGCCATTCAAACAGAGGAAGCTACGAAAAACGCATTTATCATGCCAATGATAGTGGCTCTCGGATATGATGTGTTCAATCCGTTTGAGGTCGTTCCGGAAATGGATTGCGACCTCACAAAGCGTGGAGACAAGATAGACTATGCGATTATGAAAGACAACAAGCCGATACTTCTTATCGAGTGCAAGCATTGTTTACAGAAACTCGACCTGCATAGTACGCAGCTCTCCAAATATTATGCGGCCTCAAACGCACGCTTTGGAGTGCTAACCAATGGGATTGAATACAGATTCTACGCAGACCTGGATAAGACTAATATCATGGATGAAAAACCATTCTTGGTGGTGAATATGTTGGATTTGTCGGATTCAGACATTGAACAGATGAAGAAATTCCATAAATCATACTATAATGAATCCGAAATTCTAAGCACGGCACAAGAACTGCAAATAACCATACAGATAAAGGAAATTCTGATAAAAAATTTCCAGTCGCCAGGAGACGAATTTACGAGGTATTTCGTTCGCTGCCTGAATGACGGCAGGTCAAATCCTAAGCTGATAGAGCAATACCGACCGATAATCAAGAAGTCTATTGCATCCGTTATAGGGAATGTGATTTCTGATAGGCTGACTACTGCGATGCAGGTTGAAGAATCCCAACCAACACAACAAGAGTTGCCTGACGGAGTAGTAGCAATAGATGAAAGACGGGGTATCGTAACCACACAGGAAGAGATAGATGCATACAATATCGTCAAAGACATCTTGAAACAATATGTGGATGAATCACGTATTCAATATATTGATTTCAAGAATTATTTCGCTATCAATCTCAATGGCGTATTCTGGTGGTGGATTTGTAGACTGTCGTTAAAACCACATAGTAAACGAATAGGTATTCCAATCAATGGCTACGGCAGTTGTGAATGGATTAAACTTGAAAGTATTGAGGATATACGCAAGCATCAAGATAAGCTAAAGATTGGATTTGATGTGGCTTTAGCTGCATACGAATATGATAAAAACAAGAGTAATAATAAGTAATTATGAATAACATTACTACTATCAGACGCCAAAGTGTAATTCAGCAGAATTACATAGGGATATGCAGTAAATGTTCCTAAAAAACAAGAAAAGCGAAGTTCATCCGCTTTTCTGCACAATCTATTACTGACATGCAATACCTATATAATGACAATAGTCATTATTCCAACTTTCCAATATATGATACCTCATACGTTTTAGCGTCTATATGGTAATAGTATTTATTTAAAAACAATAGGTTTGTATGACAAATGATGTTCGTGCGATGAAGAACAAACTCGAGGAAAGTTCTAAGGAGATTGAATACTACACAAGGGAAATGAATGAGCACCTTCGAAAGATAGAAGAGAAACATTCGCCTTTATGATGATTATTTGCCTCTTTGTCTAATGGTACAACGAGGCTTTATCATATTTGGAACGCATTAAGGATACCGCCATTGGTGCACCCGTGAAAGGGCGTTTCATAGAATCATTATTCATCGGCCCTACCGATTGGGAACAAATGACAGACTTTATGAATCTTCGTATCCAAAAAGGAGAAGAAACGGCTTTGACTGAGTTTGACAGTGCCGGCAAGAGTCTTTCTGTATATGGGGTGTCGGTCAATAATGAATTTGACGTGCCGCATTGGGATATGGCTATTATGGATAATTGGGAGCTGATGATAGGTAATTGAGATGAAAAATCCCCGATATGCTCGAATACCGGGGATTGCGTTTCTTCTCATCCTTTCATCATCATAACATCCGCCCGCATCTCGATGTAATCCTTGTACTTATCTGGATTGTTTACATAGTCAATGACTCTGTTTATTGCAATTTCCGCTTGCTTCTGTCGTACTTTGGTGTAATAGCGTATGATACCCTTACTCTTATCAGAGTGCCCAAGACAATAATCTATAACTCCGTCAGGTATGCCGAGTTCAGAGGCGAATTGGGCAAAGGTTTTTCGGGCGGAATAATAAACTACCTTTTGGTTTATCTTTAACTCTTCGGCAAGCGTATTCAAACTACGTGTCAGATACCTATAGAAATTAGAATAAGTGAACTTATAACCAAAATCAAGTTTACCGGTATTACGGTTCATCCAATCGTTGATGATTGGTCTGGCATCCTCATGTATGGTTATTATAATCCGCTGTTCGCCCAACTTCAGATTACGGGCTTTTTTTCTGATGTACTCAATCTTATCGGTTTTACGGAAATCTACATCAAGTAAATCTGCAAGGTTTATTCCACCCAGATAGAATGAAAGCATGAACAGGTCACGTGCAACACGGAGTTTCTTTTCTTTCGGCAAATGATTCTTTATTTTCAGAAGGTTCTCTATTGTAATATCCACCTCACGCACTGGAGAAGACTTTATCGAATAGTAAGCAAACGGGGAAACGTCATATTTCACGAGCTGTTTTTTCACCCCACGGTTTATTATCGTTCGAGTACGAGACATCATCATTCCGATTGTGGTCTCCCCAACCCTCTTGGTGTTCCGCAAGAACCTGGCGTAATTGTGAATAATCTCCGGGGTGATGTCTGACAAAAGAAACTCTCCTTTCGTAAATTCCGTGAAATACCTGCAATTACGTTCAAGTAGTTTCGCATAATTCCCCCTACCGTCTTCTATTAACTCAGTAATATATGAGCCGGCTACAGCCTGGAATGTAGCGGCAGTATGACCTGCGGTTGTGCTGTTTATCAATATCTCACGTAGCTGCCTGCAATCGTACAT